ATATTAACTCTAGGAACCCTAATTAAATCTACATCTTCATTCATTTCTAATACCTGATGTATAACTGTGCAAAATGTTTCGCTTAGTGTCTCATCAGCATCAATTTGAAATATCCAGTCTTTAGCACAATGTGACTTTAAATTATTTTTAAAGTTAGCAAAGTGATTGTCTAAACCAAAAAATGTCTTTTTAATAGTAACCTTATCCGAATGTTTTTCAAAAAATTCATCAGTAACTTTAATTACTTCTTCGGTTGCTTTATTATCTAATTGTATAACAATTTCATCACTGGGTTTGACAATTTGTACTAATTGATTTAGTAATTGTTTTAATTCTTCGTGCTCGTTGTAAGCTGTAATTGCAAAACTTATTCCCATATTTTAATTTTGAAAAAATCCAATATATTCAAGTGCATCCATAAAATCAAACTGATTAAATTCCTGTAAAGTAGACATATCAGTTTTGTATTTGTATGCTTTATCAGTACCCGGGATTTTAAATTTCTCTTGTTCTTCTTTTGATACTTCTTTTACTTTAATTCCAGCCCATTGCCAATCCATTATACTTGTACCTTTAGCAAATACAGTACCTTTATCTTCGGTATTAATCGTAATAGGATACCAAACACGACCTGTACCATCATCTATTTTAATATCTTTGTAAAGTTCAGGTAATGTTTCTTCATATGAATCAAAATCAAATTCACCAATAACCATTAAATCATTAGAGGTAAAACCACAACCAAAACAAAAATAATTTTTAGCTGTAGCGTTTAGTTGGGTAGTGTAACATGCGTCACCACTACATTTTGGGCAAATTTCGAGATTATCTTTAGTCATTTTTCTTAGGTAATGAGATTTTCTTAATATTTGGTAGTTTAATTTCTACCTTTTTAGGAGCATTTTTATCCATTATTGCTTCTAATTTTTCTTGCATTTTTTCAAATGAGAAATTTGTTTTACAATAATGTCCTAAACGTTTTCCTTTAACCTGATATCCTTTGTAGCTATTAAAATAATCTTTCATTAATAGTTGAGCAAAACTGATATCAAATTGGAACCATTTAGATTCTTTTAATATTAATCTATCTTGAACTACAGATTCATGTACAGGTTTAATTTCACCAGGTACTAAACTTGCAAATTCTTTATTTAAGAAATCTAAATGACCACTCCAATTTGAAGCAATAATTGGTTTTTTACTTTGAGTAAATTCAAGTAAAGGTCTACCAAACCCCTCACCTTTAGTTAAATTAATCATCGCTTTAACTTTAGGGTGGTTATATAAATTATTCATGTCTGAATCGTCTATATCACCATGGATTAAGTAAGTATTAGGTAATTTACCTCCTACAGATTTTCTTACTTCAGCTATTTTTCTATACACTTCTTCGCGATCCATAATTGAGGCAGGACCTGTCATTGTTTTTAAAATTAATGCAGGTGGATTCTTTTTACCTTTAAACGTTTCAAGGAACGTTTTAAGCATCAAACCGGTGTTTTTTCTATCTTCACCAATTGCTCCTCTTAACCAATGACCAACATATAAAAAGCAAAACTGTTCATCAATTGTATTTAATGATTCTACCAATTCAGTCTTAGGTAAATCTTTAGGTTCAATATGAAAATATTTTTCTAAATCAACTCCCTCAAATAAAACATCAGTTGGGGTAGTTAATTCAATAAGACCTACTTTTTGACCCGCTTTATTCTTTTGTTCGTATTTACTATTTTTAAGTGCAAGTAAACTATGATTTGATGAACCTAAAATTAAATCCATATTATTACAACCTTGAATAAATCTTACATCACATAAATCAGTTTCAATTCCAGCTGTTATACCAATATTAAATTTACCAATTTTTTGGAATTCATCTGGTACTGAGATTTGGATCCAAACATCAGGTTGGCGTTGTAAAGGTGCAGGAATGATGGCATCCAACATCTTTTTTTCATCTTCATTATCTTCTTTTAAAAAGCCAAATGGTGTGTTACCCCATCTTTGTGATAAAATTTTAACATCATATTTTTCTGAATTTATTAACGCTTTAACTACGTCTCTTGAACGTGCTCCATATCCTGAAAATGTATCTATAGGGCAGCTTACTACTACAAAAGGTTTACTCATAACTAATATACTAATTTATGTTGTAACTGTTTAATTTTTAAATCTTCTACTTTTTGAAAGCTGAATTTTTTAGGTGGGGTAAACGTATCAAGTGTTTTATCAACATATTTGATAATATTTTCATTCATACATCTTGCTGATTGCATTGATTCATCAGATGTAACCCATTCACGTCCTGCTAATCCTCTTTCTTTAATTTCTTCTTTAGATAATTCATAAGCTTGTTGTAATGCTTTAGCTAAATCTCTAAAATCTAATCTATCATCGAATATATAAGGAGTTTTAGGGGAACCAACTATTGCTGTATTAGAAGGGAATACGGGTATAGCCCATTTACCATGTTTCTTATAAGTTCCAAAATGGTTAGAACAGAAATTTTTATCAAAATCAATCCATTTACCATTTTCATCTTCAAAACGCATTTGGTCTTGCATTCCACCTGTAACATTAGCAATAATCATAGTACCAGACATCATAGATTCTGTTAATGATAACCCCCATCCTTCATTTGAAGATGGTAATACTGTTACATCAACTAAATTATATAAATAATTCATTGACGCCGTTGATAATTTATTTTCAGAAAATTTTACACTATCATCTCTACCTAGTAATAAATGTTTTACAGCACCTAAATCAGTACCATTATTATCTGATACAGCAGTATGTAAAATTAAACAAACATCATCTCTTTCTTCTTCAGGTAATCCCTCTTTAAAGATTTTATAAGCTGCTAATAAATCGGATGGCATTTTTCTTCTAATGTTTCTAGAATTGAAGAAAAATACACGTTTGTACTCTTTATCACCAAATAACTGCTTTTTAGCCTCTTGTAATTTATCCCATTCTGCATGGTTTTCATCAATAGGATAAAAACTTTTTTCATTAATACCATGAGGAACATATTCAATAACTTTATCTTTACCTTTATCTCCTAATACAATTTTATTAATATTAGTCGTTTGTTTTGAAATACCTAATAGAGCATCACATGATTCATAATACGATTCATTATACATTGGTGCTGGTAGATCATCCCAAATATTAAGATAAATTAAGGGACATTTAGCTCTTACTTCATTTTCTATTTGAAATAACCATTCCCAATATCTAGGATCTGTAAAAATAAATACAGCATCAGGTTTTTCTTCTTTTAACATTTTACGAATCATTGTCGAATCACCATATCCATTTTGTGGATATAAAAATACAGATGCATCTTCAATTCCAACACGGTTACCAGTATCTTGACTTAAATCAATACGTTTTCCTACTTCTGGGTGTTGAATGGCGGCACCTGCATTAACCCAATTATATCTATGGCATGTTCCTATTACAAATTCACGTGCCATTGTTGCTACTCCTGAGTGCATTCTAATATCATCGCATAGAAGCAGTATTTTTTTACGTTGCTCCTTAGGTAAATAACCTTCTTTCATAAAACTATTTGTCTAAATTTAGTGTTGTTTGATTGTGTACTTGCTTCTTAAATTCTTCATCTGTAAGATACAAATAAAGAGCCCGGTCTGCAAGCTTTTGTAATGAGAATTTTGTGCGAACACATTCTACTTTAAATTCATCGAACAAGTGTCTATGTACTTTTACACTTGTTAATTGTAACTTTTCCTTATTGGTCATAACTCTATATTTTGTGTATATAAATATATCAGGATTGTTTTTTTATTAAAAACTAAAGAACTTTTCTTCAGGAGCTAGTGCAGCTCCACATAATTCTCTATCTTTCCCGAATTCACACCAATCACAAGGCTTATCAACCTTTTTTTCAAATTCTTTATCTACAGGATTGCCTTCTGCTGTGTAACATTCACGGATAAAACCAGTAAAATCTTCTTTAGCTCTTTTTAATCTTAACTTATTATCAGTTGGTTTAAAATTCTGAACACGGTATGCTTGATGAGGTGACATTAAGTTTTCATCATCAAATGATAATACTTTACGTTTTACAATATAAAACTCTACATTTATTTTATCTAAAGGTACTTTAAATAATTCTGAGTAGTATTGTTTATATAAGTAAAGTTGTTGGTGTTTTGTTTCATCACCTTTTTCCCATTTTGACCATCCTTTAGTAGATGTCTTAATATCAAATATAGTATAACTTTCAGAAGTTTTATTATAGATAATTAAATCTACATAACCCATATACTTAATATTAGGACGTTCTTTAATTGGTTGCAATACTAAAGGTACTTCTATACCTTTTAGTTCATGTTTACGTTTTGAAAAATAATTTCTTCTACCACGTTTATGTTTTTTAAACCAATCCAAAATACCTTCACCATCTAAATAAAATTCTTGTAATTCTTCTGGTGTAGCAAAATGACCATGTTTTTTCTTGTATTTATTATATTCTTCAATCATTTTATCTTTAAAGAACCTATTTAAATCCATTTCATCAGCAATTTTAGCTGATTGATCAAACATAGTTTGTAGATAATGTTGTAATGCCTCGTGCATAGAGGTTCCAAAAACGAAATGCATGTTTGGCTTAACGTCTCTGTAACCCTTTACATACTGCAAATACCACTTATGAGGACAAGACTTAAAAGTGGAATATTGCGAGAATGATACAACTTTATCTTTAGCGTAATTAATCTCCAAATTCAGCTTTTAATCGTTCAATATATAACGTAACATCCATTAACTCTTCTTGTAAATGGTTTAACCACTCTTGTAAATTTAAATCTTCACGTTCTAATGTGGTATTATATTTTTCAATGCCGCGTTGTGAACGTGATTCAAATTTAGCTTTAACTATTTGTACATAGCTATCTTTTTTGGATTTATCCATTGTAACTTCTATATCTCCTGGGTACATAGTTTTGATATTAGTAGTAGTTGTTGTTTCAAAGTATTTTTTTATTGAATCACTCATTTTTTAGAGTATTAAATTGTTCTTTATTAATATTTACCCACCCTGTTATAATATATTTTGATTCTTTTAATGGAGGATTTCCTCTATGAGTATGGGTATAAAAAGGAGGGAAAAAACAGACAGACCCTCTAACAGGTTTAATTCTAAGTTGTTGATGCAAAAATTCAGTTTCTCCACCTTCATTAATATCATTTAGGTAAATAGTATATACTAAAAATCTGCTAATAAAATCAAACGCTTCCGGACCCCATTCATGGTGCCATACATGGTATCCTTCACCAGGATCGGTTCTTTGTATTTGTTGACCAGTATAATTAATATTAGAAAAATTATAATTTTGATCATGTTGCAATGAAGAATATTTACCTGCATAAACACCATAACACATATCTAAACCCTTTATTACGGCCTCGAGCATCTTTTTACCGTCTTTCATTTGAGGGAAATAACCTCTTAAATCCTTCTTTTGTAAACCACTTGAAAAACCAATGTCATCATCTTCTTGTCTATTATGTTTTTTTACTTTAGGATCATTAAATTGTTCAATGACCTTATCACAAAAATCTTGAGAAAAAACATTATAAAAAGTCCCTATACTTTGATAATAATCAGCTTTTATCACTATAATAAGTCTTTATGTGGTTTAAAATATTTGTCTAAAGCTTCTAACTTATCATCGGCATCAACCAACATTGCTAATGCTTCAGAAGCATTTTCATAAAAATCTCTAGTACTATGGTCTCCAATTCCAGCTGGATGTTCACTTAATAAATCAAGTGATAATAAAGCCTTTGCTTTCTCTGCTTCAGCTTCAGTTTTTAACATTTTATATAATTCTACTTTCATTTTAAAAGTTTTTTAATTTGCTTTTCGTCTATACCTCTTTGTTGAAGTACACTTCTAAATATAGACTTTCCTAGTAAATGTTGATTATCTTTTATTTCACGTTTACTAATATTAAAATCTTGAGCTAATATTGAAACTAATAAATCATTCATTTTGTCTTTTTTAGGTTTAATATATCTAAAAAATGTTTTCTTTTTAGGTATTGTCTTACAATAAAAATTGTACAAATTCTTATCCGATAAAGGATACTTTTGAACTAGATTAACTATATCAATATAATCACTTTTCATCGATATAAAACGGTTTATCATATAACGATTAAAGGATTCCTGGTCTTTTTCTGTGAATGAAGACCAGGGTGTCTTATTATAACTAATTTCGTTAAGCCAATCAAATATAGTCATTAAGCGTACTCTTCTCTTAATTCTGGTGGGAGTGTATCTTGTAAGATTTCATTTGTTTCTGGGTCATAAAAAATTGGGATTGGTACAAGAGCATCTTCTTGAGCCCCTACTACAAATTTAGATACTTTACGTAGTATCATTCCCTGTTGCCAAATCTTACCTCCTGAGGGAGTATCAATAGCAGTAGTCTTAGTTAGATCTAAGTTTAATTGTGGTTGTTCCATTAGAATGGTTTTAATAAATTAGCGATACATCCCATAAATGTAATTTCTTTATCAGGAGCCATAACAGACTGATATTGTGATTCGGCAATAATAATTGTACCTAACACGGGGTTGTGGAA